CATAACGTCTTCGTCAACGTCCTCATATGGTAATTTTGGATTCAGTATTTCTCTAGGTCAGGATATAGATACAACGTTAGCTATAGGTAACCCTAACGATAATCGCGTTGAAATTTGGAAACTTTCCAACCATTCGTGGTCAGAAGCGTACTCAAATATAGGTGATGATATAGATAACAAAGTACCTTATAATAGTGCACAGGACGCGTTTACCACCCTAAACACTACAATTGATAATATAAAATCCTTACAATACGGGTTTTCAGTTAAACTAGCACCATTCGGTACCCACGTTATCATAGGTGCACCGGGAAGTGTTTTAAACGAAATAACTAGTAGTAATTCAGACAACACTGGAACCCAAAGAAACAATATATTTATAGGTGCAGCTCCAAGTTATACTTGGGGTTTAAGTTTTCCATTTAGTTTTCGCCAACCAGGGTATGCGCGTATTTTCACAACAACAGATGATTGGTCAACTACAAGTGGTGTGAGTCAGTTAGGTCAAACTCTTTCGGGATTAAATTACACTAATACTGATGAATACATTGATGGTGGTGGTTTAACTTTTCCTTCATTCGGGTACTCTGTATCCATGAACTACGATGGTACTATTATTGCCGTGGGTGCACCTAGATTAGGACATGCTTACGCGTACGAATACTCAACAATTACGAGTAATTGGGAACAAAAAGGTTCGGCAATAACTTCTTCTGCAGGTAATCTGAATGGACTGTGTGTTCGTCTAGATTATACGGGTACCAGATTAGCAACATCCATGATATCTTCTTCGTCTTATCCCGCCGTCCATAATGCACAGTTTTACGTAGTGGATTGGTCAGGATCGGCGTGGGTAGAAGCACAACTAGCTATATCATCTAAAGATCCGGGTGTTGGACACGGTCAAAGCACCGGGACTAAACAATTTGCGGGATACGCGATCGATATGACGGATGGTAATCAAGTTGCCAGTTCGCAATTATGGTGGGGTGATGATGATATGGTAAATGATAATCATGGAAACGGTAACTCATTATCAAGCTACCTCGGATCTTTTCCATCAAATCAAAATGCAAAAGGTCGCGTTCAGTTTTATTATTTTACATTAACATCTAGTTTTAACGGTAATACTCTTTTTGAAGGATACGTAGTCGCTCAAGAATTAAAAATTGGTACGAACGATAATGCTACAGATAACGAAAAACCTAAACGACTTTCATTTGGTGGTACATCGGGTGATAACTTTTACGATGAAACTTTAATTGAAAACCGTGTAATTTCTAATGATGTAGCTGAACTTTTACTACACAAACATCACGATACGAATGAACAAGTTGATAGAATTCGTCTAAAGGCATCGGAAATACACTTAGATCACATGAGAATGTACCATACTCTTCATCAAACTCAGACAGAAGGGAAAGAAGTCCGGACACCCAGGTTTATACTCGACCAATACGGTACAATTGCAATTGGTAATTTGTGGTCTGGTAATGAATCGTCTGACAAAACAACCTCATTAGCTGAAACGTACCTCGATATAAAGGCTGAAACACAAATACGCGATAAGTTAAACGTAAATTATCCGGGTAGGACTAAACTTTTAAAAAGTCGTGACGTTACATATCAGGGTTATTTTCCCACGATGTTAAATACGAGATGTGCAGATCTGATTACAACAAATAAAATGTACGATGATCAACCGGGTACTGTAAGAGAATATACAATAACTAACCAAGAAAATATGCCATATCGTGAAAACGAGAAGGCGTTCGAGTTTACGGGTACGAACTCGGGGATAGGTGTTTCTAACATGGCCGGTGAAGGACACGGTAATTGGACTGATGATGATGCATCAATGATGTTTTGGTTAAAACTAAAGGATGATCACAGTAATTATACATCATCGAACGTTCTGTGTTCGTGGGGTGAGACTTTATCAACTACCTCTGGCGTGTATAAAGGTGGGTGTTTACAATTAACGTCAAACGGATTAAAACTAAACTTTGGTCCTGGTATTGGTACGGCATCGAATACTTACACGTTTACACGAGATACGTGGTACCATATTTGTGTTGTGTTCCCTACAGAAACAACCTCAACTGTCATCGATAATTCTAATGTAGACTATATTTACATCAACAACCAAGAAATGACTTTAACCAAAACTTACTCTAGCCCTACGTTTCCAAAACCAAACTGGGACAATAAGGGTTGGCACTTTGGGTACAACAGTCGCGTTGGGTTGGTTCAGGATATGCCTGGACCCGCGGGTACGTATATGGGAATGATGATTTTTAACACAAGTTGGGGACATGGTGGTAGCACAATTTTAGGCTATGCATACAATAACGGTTCACCATCCGAGTGTTTATCTGTCGGTGGTGATGCATTCATACAAAATAAATTAGGTATAGGGAGTAGCGCGTCCCCATCAAAAACGTTGGAAGTTACAGGTAATGTAAATGTAATTTCAGGTAACATTTACCAAAATAATAATATACTTTGGCCAGCTACATCTAGTGGTGTAGACATTTACCATAATATAGGAAAAGTTGGTATAGGTACATCTACCCCGGGAGTACCTTTAGATATCAGTTACAGTTCAGGTACAAACGGAATACAGTTAACGTCAGGTAATACATCTCAAAATAGTATTATACAAGTAAAAGTGGATGGCGATGGTACCGGTGACCCTCTATTATCGTTATCGTGTGCAGATGGATCTGGTTCGGCTTGGTGTGTGGGTATAGATAATAGTGATTCTAATAAGTTCGTAATAGCTAATGATGATAATAATTTGGCATCATCTCAATACATTACATGTGGAAGTAATGAAATAGATCTAAAAAAGAGAATCTTAATTAACGGGAACTCGGGTACCGACGGTCAAGTTCTTACGAGTGGTGGTTCATCAGGTTCGGTCGCGTGGGAAGACGCGAGTGGTGGTGGAGGTTCGAGTCCTTGGACAACGTCGGGATCAGATATTTATAGAAGCTCGGGTAAAGTTGGTATAGGAACTACAAGTCCAAATGCCGAACTCGATGTTGACGGTCACATTCACTGTAACTCTATACAAACTGGTTTAGCACGATATGAAAAACATTTAGTTAAGGGGAACCTAATAAAACTGTATTTTACTAACGCAGGTTCAAGTACACCAACTACACAATCTGAAATGGATACGTATTTCGAAATTCTAAGTTCAGGTACTAAATCATTAAGTAGACCACAACACACGGCCGCCAGTTTGGATACTACATTTGCCGAAACATTTGAAGGTTATTTAAAAGTAACTACAGCTGGAACGCACCATTTCGGTTTAAATAGTGACGATGCTTCAGATATGTACATAAACGGTATTCAAGTCGCTTATTGGTACAGTGGACATGGTCATAATAGTACACTCACAACCCCCGGTGGAACCACAGGTAGTATATACTTGAAAACTGGGTACCATAAAATATTCGTACGGTTTCAGGAAAAAAGTGGTGGTGAAGCGTTATATAGTCTTTGGAAAGAACCAGATGGTTCTGCTGACGGTTTGACTGACTGGGATCACATACCAACGGATAACTGTTTTTACGATCATATACGGTACCATTAAAATTTTAACTAAAAAAACAAAATCACATTTACCATGCTGAAAAAAGCAGGATGGTAGATGGTTTATCACTCACTTTTTACCTGGAAGTGAGTCCATGACCGCGAGTGCTATAACACCCGCGATAAAGAACATGACAACGAAATTACACTCGGTATCGTCCTCGCCAAGAACCGAACGTTTTTTTGTTTTATCCGGTTTTTGTAACCTTGACTGAGGAAAAACATCTTGTCTTCTCGAAGGTAACTCAACAGGATCTTCGTCCAAAGGACAATACCCTATCATTTATACTATCATTTATAAATTAATTTCGACTGACTTTTTCTTTTTCCCACCACCTCTTTTTGACTTGGTCTGGGTAACTTTAACTTCCCTAACTTCACTATCATCTTCACCCCTTTCCTTGGTATCACCGACTGGTGGTTCAGCAATATCGGAAATATCGTCCTCGATATCGATTTCATCGGTTAATGGGTTTTCTACTTGGGGTATATTCGTCGTATTCATGGGTGGTTGGGGTGGCATCATGATATTACCCATGAGACTCGAAATGTCAAATCCTGGGCCCTGCATTTCTCTTCTCCCATTTGCATCCACTTTCTCTTCACCCTGTTGTTGCGACTTAGGAACTGTGTTCTGAACGGCCGACATCATATTCTGAACCAATCCTGGATTCTGTTTAATCACGTCGTTCATATTCGGCATCACCGATTTAAACATACTATTCGTCAAATGGAACATCATTGCCGATCCACCAAGCATCATAATAAGTTTAACTTCGGGTGCAACGTGCATTTTCGTTCTATATTTCACATATAACTCCTCAAAAACTTCATCATAATCGTCAACATTTTCCATAACGTTTTCTGACCAACCGTCGAGTTGGATTTCAAATGGGTTATATTTCTTATTCATAAACTCGAGTCCCGTCGTACAAGCAATGAGCATACGTCTCGAAAACTTTATCGATTTATCAACATCGATACTATACGTAATTCGCTTAACCTCAGTTCTAAGTTCATCTACTGGAGAATATGCATTCAAACGTTTATTTACTGTAAACCCCTTCTTTTCTAATCGACCAAGTTTATTCACGAGATCGGCTTTTTCCTCATCTATGTTTTTAAATCCAGGTGAAGGTTGTTCTTCTTCCATATATCCACCACCTCCTCCTCCACCACCCGCATACTCGTACCCCTGTTGTTCCGGTTCGTCTTCATATTCACCATAATCCATAACTTCTTCCGGTGGGGGTACAGAAGGTGGATTTTGTTTATTCGGGTTCGCAAACGAGTCCATATCTTCCTGGAAAAATTGTGTTGGTGGAGGAGTATATTGAGTTTTCATAGTTTTTTGTATTTGCTTTTTTACAGGCTGGGATCTTGGAATATCAATTTCGATCTCATTCATTAACGCCTGTTCGCTATCGTCCAATTTCATAACATTTGTGTCACCTCGATTTAGGATGATCTCACCGTCCATTAATCTTTATATTGAAACTATTCTAATTTCTTTAACGCACTTTATAAAAAAAATATTTACTCAATACAAATGAAACTTAACGCTACTAATAAAAGTACACTCAAATCAATTGTGATTATATTCTTAATTTTGTGCGCGCTCGGCGCCTTAAGAACAAGTGGTTACCAACCAGTTGAAATTGAAATGGTAAGTGACAAATCTCTTTTCGACCAGGAGTCCAGGGAAGATTGTCTCGATACAGCCTACTATTCCGATAGTCGAGGTGGAATTTGTGGGGGTCAAAAAGTAGTCAAGGACCAAGCGAGTTATAAGATGAAGTAAAATCTCCAGTATATATAAATGGCTTTAGTGACTAGTCAATCTACTTTACCCGATTTCGAACACGAGTATCATACAGTTATAGTTGATACCATTTCTGATTCAATTAATAAGCAAAAATTTACATCACACTTTCCAACACCACTCGAAAATATAGTCCAGGTTCAATTAATAGCAGCTCATATTGATAATCACGACGCGAGTCAACTCATTCACCTCAAAATTGATGAGTTGAAAACTATTTTTTCTCAAAGAGGAAAAACAGATCTTAATACATCCACTGATAATATGATCAACGGCGTTTTCGGAACCCTCGTAACAGATGGAACAGATCGCATTGTTTTTAAAAATGAATACCCAGTTATTCAACAATATTTTAACCCAATTCGTAAACTCGATAGATTAAATGTCGAAGTATTAAAAGAAACTGGTGCGGCTGTAACATTTTCATCTGGAGAAACCTGTTTAATATTTAGATTCGTCTGCAAAAATAAGAACCTGCCCTATTAATTATTTCAGGGCGTTTTCGTACGTATAATTTAAACCTCCTATTAATATAAATGTCTTCTGGTGTTGTTCAACTTATCGCCATTGGTGCTCAAGATAAATACATAATGGGTAACCCAGAAATTTCATTCTTTAGCTCAACTTTTAAACGGCATTCTAATTTTTCACAATCCATAGAAAAACAAACGATACAAGGAGTTGTGAATAATAACGCTATGTCATCGATCAAATTCCCACGATCAGGTGACTTATTAGGATACACGTATTTCACATTAGATGATAATACACAAGCACTCGATATCCAAAACTGGGAAAACGTTATAGATAAGGTCGAATTACTCATTGGTGGTCAGGTTATAGATACCCAAGACGCAGCTTTTACCGAAAAAATAGCCATAGATACGTTCGCAACGAACGTTTCTAAAAGTTCCAACGGTACACACCCAGGTGTAAGCGCACGTTCGTACTTTTACCCGTTACGCTTTTTCTTTTGTGAAGGTCCACAGTGTGCCTTACCAATGATTGCTTTACGATACCATGAAGTCGAATTACGTATTCACTGGGGATCACAAGCAAGTAATTATAACGTCGAGTGTTATTCAAATTACTATTACCTTGATAACGAGGAACGTGGTAACATAGTTTCGAGAAACCATAACCTTCTCATTACACAAGTTCAAAAAAGTATTCCTTCCGGAGAACTTACACAAGAACTTACGTTTAATCACCCCGTAAAATACCTCGCGTGTTCGGATACGACCGTTGAAGGTGCACTAACGTCCGCGAGTAACAAGGTTAAATTAGAAATTAACGGTCTCGATATAGGTCCTTATAAATGGGGAAAACCGCACTTTATGGAAGTTCAGAACTATTACCACACACAATTCGTAACGTCCCCCGATTTCTTTTTATACTGCTTTTGTCTTTCGACGAGTTCACTCCAGCCGACAGGAACGCTCAATTTTAGTCGATTAGATTCAGAAAAATACACAGTCAATCCATGATAATTAACGATCCGATATATGCCGTGAATTATAACATTCTCAGAATAGAAAATGGAATGGCTGGTCTCATATACGCCAATTAAAAATACTTACATATATTAAATGGTTAAAAACATACCTACCATCGAACGGTCTACCAAAATCCGGTTTGGTAAACACGTTTCAGATAGCCAGGCTGAAAACACGATTGTTTTCAATGCGTCTAATACTGAAATTAGTACACCCAATTCAGGGTCCATTTATATGTCACCTCTCAGAGTTGAA